GTAGTAAATTAGCATTTGATATGGCAGCTCCTGATTTAGTTAGTGCGCAGGGATATACCTATAAATATTATCCTGATAACGCTGTTACCGGAGCAGTATTAAATGGAGTTACTTGTTCAGGAACTGCATCACCTTTTCAATGTGAAGCTCCATTTCCTGCATTTACTCCGGGTAATCATACATTAAAGTTAAGTGCATCGAATATTGCTGGTGAAGGAACTTTATCTAGCCCTTTCGCTTTCGTATTCGTCGTAACTCCTGGGACACCAGTAAACATTCACATTAAGTAATGTCTATCAGTGTTACATCGCAGTTTGAAACTGCAGTAGATGATGCTCTTAAAAAAGAGTGGAAGCCTACTAAAAAACAGGAAAAGTTTCTAAGCGTACCTTTTGAGGTTGACGAAGCTGGTTACGGTGGTTCACTTGGTTCTGGTAAGTCTGACGTATTAATGATTTTACCCCTAGTATGGGGGTTATATGAGCAACCTAAATACAAAGGATTATTCCTACGTAGAACTTTCCCTGAGCTTGAGGGAGAGATTATTCCTAGAAGCAGGGAATATTTCCCATCAACGGGTGCTGTATATAATGAAGGTAAACGAAGATGGCAATTCCCAAACGGCGGGCTTGATATCTTTGGACACTTGGAACACGAGAAAGATGTAAAGAAATACGATACTTTACAGGCTACATTAATACGCTGGGATGAAGCAACATCATTTACTCCTTTTCAATATGAATACTTAACTATTAGACGAGGACGTGTTCCACCGGGTTATCCTTATCCTGCAATGAGTAGATGGGGTAGTAACCCCGGTAACGTAGGTCATTTATATTTTCGTAAAAGATTTATTGATCCATGTAAAACTGGTGGAAAGATATTAAGAGATTCCAAAACAGGAACATTAAAACTATTTATTCCTGCAACAGCAGAAGATAATCCGCATCTCTTAATTGCTAATCCTAAGTATTATGAAAAGTTAAAAGGAATATCATCTGAAGCTGAACGTCGTGCCATGATATTAGGAGATTGGTACACGTTTGAAGGGATGGTATTTGAAGAATTTAGATTAGAGCCTTTACCAGATGAGCCAGCAAATGCGCGTCATGTCATTGAGCCATTTAGAGTGCCAACGTGGTGGCCTAAAATTATTGGCATTGACTGGGGATTCGCAGCGTGGTGTTATATTATATGGTTTGCAATTTCGCCAGAAGGTAGGGTATTCGTATACCGTGCCTATGCTGCAAAGAAAACGAAAATTCGTAATTGGACTAGAGAGTTAGCACTATTAAGTGCAGGAGAAATAGATAATGTTCGCGATGTTCGTATATGCCATTCCGCAATACAGGATAGGGGTCAAGATCAGACTATTTATGAACAAGTTGCAGAATCATTATCTGAGTCTGGATTTAAGTGCGCTTTAACTAGAGGCGAAACTAATCGAGTAGCAGGTAAGCAATTAGTTCATGAATATCTTAGATGGCGTCCATTACCACCCATTAAACAGATTATAGGCGATTTCGATGAGGAACTTGCTAGAAAAATCTGGAGAATGCATGGTGATGAGGAATATAAAAAGTATTTAAGCTATTTTGAACCTGAAATACCTGAAAGTAATTTACCACGATTACAGATATTTAATAAAGATTCTGAAGGTAATGATGAATCAACTAAGGCATTACAGTTACTTGTTGAAACATTACCCACTTGTGTTTACGACGAGAAACAAAAGGAAGATGTTAAAGAGTTTGATGGTGATGATCCTTATGATTGCTTACGTATTGGCTTGTATGCTATTCGTGATTATCTAGATGAAGCTAAAGATGAACATGAAAAACAGCAAAAGGTGGGTTTGGCTGCTGCTCAACTCGCTAAAGATAACGATCAAACAGCTTTTTATCGCCGTTGTGAAAACGCTGAAATTAATATGGATAAAACTTTCAGTGTTGCTCGTCGCGGCTACAGAATGTCGAGAATGCGTCGCTCTGCGAGATAGTTTAGAACATGAAAGAGAACAGAATAAATTTCTGCTTACTTATCTTTTTGGTAGTAATACATTAGAAATAGATGATACTGAGCAGAAAAGTATACGTAAGATGAATTGGAGAAAACAGGCTCAGATGCAGTCAATGCTAGATTATAGAAGGAATAAAAATGCCGGGGAAAATAAAGTCGGCTAAACAATTTCGTTTTCTAGAATCCGCAGCTCACAGTGGCGCTGAAGGTATTATGCCATCTACTGCACAGAAAATGTTATCTCACGAATCTCACGATACTAAAAGCAAGTTTGCTAAAGAAAGTAAAGGTAGCAAATTTGCAAAAGGATTAAAGAATGCCTCAAAACGACGAAATTCTAAGTAAGCATTTCAAAGACTTACTTAAATTCGCTCGTGAGGAAGATAAATCCGCAAGAGAGGAATATCTTCGTGTATGGACTCGTCTGGAATATTACTGGAATAATATTTTAGATATTTTCATGGACCCAATTACACATGATTGGCGTGTGCCTGATTGGTCTATGATGGATGATACTGACCCTAGATTAATAAATATTTATCGTCCACATGGAGAAGCCATTGTCGCAGCGTTGTCAGTAACTATTCCTACTATTTTATATCATCCTAGAGATGCAGATAATCCTGATGATATAGAAGCAGCTAAGGCTTATAAGAATATTACAGAGCTTCTAGAGTTACATAATGAAGCTCCTATGCTATTTATTAAGGCAATTGTAATTTTATTCAATCAGGGTACAATTTTCGGCTATAATTACGCTCATACCAGTCCTAAATTTGGTTTTACTAAAAAACCACGTATTGAAAATACTGATGTAAACATTAAAGAAGCTCGTTGCCCTGATTGTGGTGAACCATTAGATGCAGGTGCTAATTTAGAGGAATCATATGCCTGTCCTAATTGCGGTGCTGAAGGGCCACCTGATATTTCATTATCAGTAGAAAAGCTACCACAAATAGTTGGATGGGATGAATCCGCAAAAACTTCAATTTGTCAGGATTTATTTTCAGGTTTACAGGTAAAAGTTTCTGCATATGCTACAAAACAAGAGGAATGTGGATATTTATTACTAGAATTTGCTCAATCTCAAGCAATGTTGCGGAATATTTTCCAAGACAAGGCTAAAAGTATCAAAGCTAAGCGTTATGATACCGCTTGGGAGAGTTTTTCTAAATATCCTGCATCATATCTAGGTGATGTACCTGAAAATGTATGCAATGTTTCCTGTTTATGGCTTAGACCTTGGCAATTTTGGGAAATTGGAAATGATGATGAATCAATTGAAATTGTAAAACAACTAAAGGAGAAATATCCTGCTGGTTGTTATGCAATTTTCATTGATGACGATTTCATGGAAGCCTATCCAGAGGATATGGATGAACATTGGACTATTAGTAAGAATCCAATGGGTCGTTTTATATACTCTAGACCATTAGGTGAGAATCTTTCAACAGTTCAGGATATTCGTGCTGAGTTAGTAGAGTTAGAATTACAGACAGTTGAGCATGGTATACCAGAAACTTTTGCTGATCCTAAAGTACTAAATTTTGAAAAGTATGGTCAGCAACGTGCAAAGCCGGGAATGGTAACTCAGGCTACTGCTAAACCTGGTAAATCATTACAAGATGGATTTTTTACTACTAAGACGGCAATTCTATCACAAGAGGTTGATCCTATTAGACAACATATTGATCAAGATGCACAATTTGTTGTAGGTTCATTTCCATCAGTATATGGCGGTCCTGCTGTAGGTGGTAGTAAAACCGCATCTGAATATTCTCAATCTCGTGCCGTAGCTTTGCAGAGATTAGGAACTATTTGGAAATTAATTAGTCATTTTTGGAGTGCATTTCAATCACGATCAGCAGTTGAATATGCACAGGTGATTAAAGATTCGCAACAGGATGAGAATTTTACTAAAAAAGTTGGAGATAATAGCTTTATTAATGTATGGATTCGCTCTATTGATTTAACAGGTAATGTTGGCAGAGTAGAACCTGAATCTAGTGAACAATTACCGCAATCATGGGCACAAAAGAAAGATACTCTCATGCAGCTTATTCAAACAGGTATTCCAGAAATTACGATGGCATTATTACATCCACGTAATACTGGAATTATGAAGGAAGCTGTTGCATTACCTGATCTTTATATTCCTGGTGAGGAAGATAGAACTAGACAATGGAGAGAATTTAGTATTCTATCTCAGGGTATTCCAGTTCCTACACAACCATTGGTTGATAATGATTCAATTCATGCAGAAATCCTGCGTAGCATATTAGAGGGGCCACAAGGAGAAGCATTATCTGAGGAAGGTCGTAATGCTTGCATGATGCATTTGCAGGAACACATGATGAATGAATCAATGCTTAATCCTCCTCAGGAAAATAATCAACCAGGAGATAAGAAAAATGAAAAAACTAGCAATCCTCAGCCTAGTACTGCTCAGTAGTATAACATTAGGTGCGCAAGATCCTATTGTAAAGAATTCTCCGTGGAGTAATAGTATTACTCTAGGCGCGGCTGATACTACTAAAACTTTACAGGCAGGAATTTCTGGTAAAACTTTATTTGTTACTTATGTTTCTTGCATGAGTTTAGTTGCCGCGGCTCAAACTATTGATATTGAAGCTACCGGCGGAACAATTGATGTAATGAAAATGGCAGTATCAATGACTGTTAATACACAGTTAACAGTTTCAATGACTCAAGGATTATCATTAGGTCCCGGAAATTCATTATTGATTACTCCAGCCGCAGCAGGACCATCAATATTTTGTATTGCTGAAGGTTACTCAAGGAATAATTAAATGGCTAATTCAGTAACAAATAAGTTAAAGTTTCGCCTGTTAAGTGGGGCAGTAAATCTTGATACGGCAGATTTACGTCTATTGTTACTTAAGAGTTCTACACCTACACCTGATACAAATACCGTATCTGATTTAACACCAGGTACAAATGAGTTAACAGTAGGTGGATATGCTAGACAGGCATTAGCTAATACTACAGTTACAGAAGATGATACAAATGACTTTGCGTATCTAGATGCTGATGATGTAGTATTTACTAGCTTAGTAACCGGCGAAACTATTACGTGGGCTGAATTATTCGAATTCATTACTAATGATGCAGGTTCATTTGTATATGGTAATTATGATGTAACTGATACTCCTACGAATGGTGGTAACATTACTATTCAATGGAATACACCTGCAAACGGTGGTGTTATAAAGGCTGCTTAATATGTATCTTATTGATTTAATTAAAGCAAAAGTTGGTTATAGAACAGGTATTGTTCGGCCTGTTCAACTAACTGATACAAATACTGGTAAACCTAGATTTATGAAAGAGTGGATATGTGCTTGTGGTGCAACACTCAGAATCTTTGCTGATAAAGATAGAGGTGAAGGTCCATCAAATTTTGAGGGCGTTCATACTGCTAAATCAGTAGAAAAATACAATATACATCCGCGGTATATTGGTCACTCAATAGTTTCATCTGGTTTATTAAATTGGGCTGGACTGGCTGAGGAAAGAGGTTGGAAAGTTGAACCACTTGTAGAATGTCCAGCGTGTCAAAAAAATATGACTGTTAATGAATTTAAGGAAGCTAGACGTAAAGGTGTGATATGAAACTACCAATTGTTGGTTTGCCATTTGAAGCTATTGAATGCATGGTATTTGCAGTAATTAAATGCAAATGTGATTCAAATAATAGAGCAATGACTATTCGTGGTATTGATCAACAAGTTTATTGCTTGAAATGTAATAAGGTTTATGCAATTACTCGAATTTCATATGATGCTAAATTAGGTATTCCAAGTTTTGAAGTTGATGTTACACACGTAACTACACTAGGTGAAAAGGTTGGAGTGTAATGCGACAAACTTGGCGGCAAGCCATTGCATATTCTGTAGCTGATGGCACAGCAATTGCTAACAGTACTACAGAAACATTAATTTTTAGTCCCGCACCAACTATTCCTGCTGATACGTTAGCAGATGGTAAAATTATTTCTGGTAGATGTTTTGGTAAATATTCTACTACAGCTACTCCAACTCTTAGATTTCGACTAAGATATGGAACCGCAACTGGTGGAGTATTACTTGCAGATACCGGAACTGTTACACTAACTACAATTACTAATGCCATTTTCTTTGTTGAATTTTGGCTAACAGTTAGAAGTAATGGTAGTGCAGGAACTTTAGAAGCATTTATTATTGCATCTTTAGGTTCTGGATTAGCTCCATCAGTAGGTTCTGCAACAAATGCATCTGCTGATGTAATTGGTGGTAGTGCTGGTGTAACTGCTCCTGCTGTATCTGGTGCGTGTGATTTTACCACAGCTACAGCATTAAGTTTAACAGCTACATGGAGCGCAGCATCAGCTAGTAATACATTGACAGGTAATAATCTTTACATGTTCGATGAGAACTAAATATGGCATTTACACCTGAACAAGAAGCATTTC